AACAGGTGTGCTATATCCCATTGAAGTGGCGACAGGTCCTGCGCCTCATCGACAAAACATAAATCGAAGTGCGGGCACCAATTATGGCTTTCGTCTACAAACTTTTCTAGCATATCGGTAAAGTCGAACATACGCATATTCTTTTTGTATTCGGTCAGGCTTCGGTCGAGATGGTCTATATGGGACCACGGGACTTCAATGTTGCTTTCGTCATATTGATGGCGAAGCGGTATTTTTCTCAGACGCGCTAAATTTATTAATCCCAATTGAGGGTCATTTGCTTTTACTATCTCCGACAGGTCGTTGTTAAAATCTTGTCTTTGAACTTTGAGAGGTATACCACAGGCTCTGGACAATTCCCTGTAATCTTCAGGCTGCATTACTTGACTCTTCGATATGTCTGACAGAGTTAAAGCTAGGGAATGCAGAGTCCGGAAATAATACAGGTCCTTTTTGGGGTCTAAATTAAATCGGTTAGATGCTCTCTCTTTGGCCTCTTCTGCGGCTTTGCGAGTAAAAGCTAAGAAAGCTATTTTGTTGGGCGCGACTCCTCGTTGCAAAGCATCATCTACCTTGTTCAAAAGAGACGTTGTTTTTCCTGTACCCGGAGGTCCAAAGATTCTATACATCTTCACTTTTCTTTGTGGTTTTGTAAATTTGATTGACGCGTTGTTTGCTGATGCCAAACCATTTGCCGATAGCTACTTGCGTTACGCGCTCTTCATCCACGAGTCGGACTATTTCTTTCGCCCTATCTTCGGGGTTTACATCTCTCTCCGTCAAAACGGACTCTCCTTTGGTGTAAATTTCGGTGTTGTAAACTCTATGTCCCCGCCTTCAAAGGCTGGAATCATCCATACGCGAACAGGCCGTCCCTTGATTCTCAACAACATACTTTCGCCATTAATGTCCCGTAGTCTTTGAGCAATTTTATGAGACTTGTATTCAAAGAATTTGTTTTTCTTTAGGAAGTTTTCAAAGTCCTTCAGCCTGAAGTAAGTTACCCGTGCATCCTCGTCTGTCCACGGTCGGCGGAGGAGGATTTCTTCTTTGTCTTTGGCTTGTTGCATGTGCGAACAAAACTCTTCCATGAAGTCATAGAATTGACCGGATATAGATGCATCCTCACTCACCTCTATGATGGCGCTTTCATTCTCTTTCATATCGCTGAGAAGCTTGCTGATGCGTCCTTCCCATTGTTGCTTGGCAACCGACCTTGGCATGAAATTAAGTTGTTCCATGCAGGCTTTTTGGAACATGGGTTGGTTCATAAGAGCGTCTGTGTCTAGTTCCAGAGGTTCGCTGTTAACGTCCATAAACCATACAGGCGGCGTTGAATTATACTTTCGGAGATTGCCAACGGTGGCATTTTGAACGGCAGCACCAATACCAAACTTTCTGGTTTGACAAAGCTCTTTGTTACAGTAGGCGTTAATAGGGGCGTCATTACAAGAGTATGCATAGTCTTTCTTCGCCACCTGTTTAGCTACGGTGTTCACTTCGGGCAGAGGCAAAGGCGGATCAAGGAAACGCATGTTGTATGCTTGTATTTCTGTTTCCCAACTGTCGGGAAACGCTTTGCGTAAGTACACTCCGATATTAAATAGACCGTTGTTTCGACCACCCTCCGATATCATAATTGACGTTAGGTGCTGAAGACAGGGCGGACCGTCAATCATGGGGCCCTTGGTTTCGGCTTCTGTCATCTGTAAGTTTTGAAGTTGCTCTGGAGTCTGTACATATTTTTTGTACATCTTAAAAAACTCGTCCAAAGTTGCGGATGTTCCGTCGTCCAAGATGCCGTAACGTAAACCTTCCTCTGCATCGTAGTACGGTAAATTTAAAAAGTTTCCTATGTCTCCACGATCCAAGTGCAGTTTGACTTGTTTAGGGAATATCTCACTACCGCCGTAGCCCAAGCCTGACGATATGTGGTTCAGGACCTTTTGCATTTCCCGTGCTTCTATCCATTTGGTCGAGAACAGAAAGAGGTGCGCTCCACCGCTCTTGGATCGACAGACCACAAGGGGGAGTTTGAGATGGCGAATTTTTTCTATAAGTTCTTTGTGGTCTAGGGGGTACTGGTCAATATCTATACAGCCCCATTTGCAATTATTCTCTGCGTTTATGGGCACGATGCCTACAGATCGACCCTTTCCGGAAAGGTGACCTTTCCATAGCTCCAAAGTTCTTTCTTCTTTAATGATGGAAGCTTTGCCTGCCTGCTTCCCGTTCATCTGCTTTTTTTCGATTTTGTAAGTGCCGTATGCCTCACGCAGCCCATCGAAGATGGCTGAAAATCTTTCTGCCGACATGCTTATTCTCCAAAGAAAAAGAAAAGGGGCAAGTTATAAACTTGCCCCCCACCCGTCAGTTTAGAACGGCACTTCATCTTTGTGCGGAGTGGGCATGTCAGCCTCTTCATTTGAGTGCTTGACGACAACTTCACCAGAGCGAATGCTGATGGCAAACTCGCGGGCACGTTGATACAAGGCCGCGTCTTCGACTGGTCCAACACGGGACATGTCCCAGTTGTGCCATTTGCCTTTGGAGTTTTCTTCTTGCACAGACTTTAGCAAGTAGACACTACTAAAACGAGGCGGGGTAAACGGCCCGTTCTTTCCTTTCATTGTGATACTGCTCATCATACTATTCCACTTACGGCTTTTCTTTAGACCCGTAGACTTCATAGCAATCATAGCAGTTTCGGCAGACCCATCTTCATTAAGAACCACTACAAAATGCTGGTGTGTTTCTTCAAGATATGATCCGTCACCACCCACAACGTACTCGCGGTTGTCCTCGCGACTACGCTCTGTTTTTGGAAGTTCGTCCGTAGGTTCAAATATTGCCAAAGGTGCGCCCGTACCAGCGCCTCTAGGTGCCCATTGAATAAACCTACGTTGATATACACAAGGTATAACTTTAACTCCCTCCCCGCCCGTATGAACGGTCTCAGAGACGGTGTTGTATATGTCTCCCTTGCGCCCTTTAAAATCAGGATCATCCAGCAAAGTGTCCAAACCAGATATTAATTTGAGAAACGGAAGAGCCAAATCCTCTTGGCCCAAATCGCTTACACCCGCTCCTGCATCCTGTTCAAAAATAGATTGATCAAAGGGTACAACTTCTGCGGCTACTTTTTTCTTAACTGCGCGTCCCATCACTTTACTCCTCTTATGACTGCACGTTGTCCGACATATGCGCCAAACAAATCGTGGGGGAAATCTTCGCCTGCTTCGATGCGTTCTTTAACAAACGCTTTAAGCGTCTGAGAATGAATGCTCTCGTTTTGATCCGCGGGATAACCTTGTTGAGAGGCAAACGCTTGAAACGCGCTGGCCTGATCATCTTCTCCTCGTCCAAACTGACAGGAAACAACGTTTTTTATTATATCATCGTAACCATTATCACGAAGCCATTCATAAGCTGCAGGACGATTTTTCACCAGAATGCTGGCACCATAGGTCGCTTTAACTTCGACTGTACTGCCATCGTCTAGCGAAAACTTGGATAGCCCCAAATCTGCCATTGTTGACGGCAAATCTTCATCCGTCATCTTTAACAGATTCTGCTTCTCATCCTTGAGTTCGCGATCAAGCCGCTCCACTTTCTCTTGTTGCTGTTTGATTTTTCGTGCCAAACCTGCGACGGTATCCAACCCATCATTGTCCAGCGTTTCAACGGAAGATAATGTCTTTTCAAAGTCTTCCTCCATCATGTTTAAGATATCGTTCATATCTTCTCCTTTTTAAAAGACCCTTTTACGGCCTTGACAAACACCTTTATAATCTTATACAAAGTTAGTGTCAACAGGTGGGGAATAAAAATGTATGAATTTAAAACAAAGCCTTACGCTCATCAGGAAAAAATTTTAAACGAGTCTTGGCAGGCTAAATATTATGCGTTGTTCATGGATATGGGCACCGGAAAAAGTAAAGTTGCTGTAGACAACATTGCCATGCTTTACGAATCGGGAGAAATTAACGCTGCGCTGATTGTGGCACCAAAAGGTGTGTATGACAACTGGGTGCGGGGAGAAATACCGATACATTTTCCCGACCGCATAGAACGGAAAGTTGTCAGATGGACACCTACAACCTCTAAACGCTACAGAACAGAAGTAGAGGACCTCATTTACGCGGCATTCGAGGGGGTTAAAATATTTGTAATGAACGTAGAGGCATTCTCAACTAAACGCGGCGTCGATGCCGCTGCCACATATTTATTTCAAAACCCTAATAATATCATTATTGTCGATGAAAGCACCACGATTAAGAACCGCAAAGCGCAACGCACGAAAAATTTAATGCAGCTTACAGATCACAGTAAGTATAGGCGAATTTTGACAGGATCACCTATAACTAAGTCTCCGTTGGACCTGTTCAGCCAGTGCAATTTCTTGGACCACCGTTCGCTTGGATTTAACAGCTTTTTTGCGTTTCAAAATAGGTATGCGGTGGTGCAGCGTCGAGTCATGGGGGCAAGATCGTTTCAAGAAATCACCGGATACCGCCGACTGCCAGAGCTTACGGCGCGGCTGCAAGGTTTTTCTTCTCGTGTTCTTAAAGAGGAATGCTTGGACCTTCCTGACAAAACCTATGTTCGTAGAAATGTTAGACTGACAGAGGATCAGTCTAGACTGTATGACCAAATGAAGCATTTGGCTCTAGCACAGTTGAATAATATGGATATTGCTACGACCACTAGTGTTTTGACGCAGATTATGCGGCTACAACAGATATGCTGCGGCACGTTTCAGCCTGACGAGGGTGAATTACAGGAGATAAGTAACAACCGTCTTGACGAGATGTTAAACGTCATTGACGAAACTTCGGGGAAGATCATCATTTGGGCGACGTTTACACACGACATCCAACGGATTGGTCAGGCCCTGCGCGACCGATTTGGGCCTGAATCGGTCGCACTTTATTACGGTCAGACTCCTCAAGAGAAACGCCAAGAGATTGTTGAAGAGTTTCAAAACGCGGACAGCGAACTGAGGTTTTTTGTTGGTCAGCCGAAGACGGGGGGTTATGGCATAACGCTGACTGCCGCCAGCACGGTAATTTATTACAGCAATAGTTATGACTTAGAAATACGTTTGCAGAGCGAGGACCGCGCACACCGGATAGGGCAGAGTAAAGCGGTGACTTATGTTGATTTGGTTTCTCCAGATACAATAGATGAAAAGATATTGGAGGCATTGCGTAACAAGGTGCATTTAGCTGGCAAGGTGTTAGCAGAAGAGGTTAAGAAGTGGATTTAAGCCGCAAGGCTTACTATCCCACCTTTTGCAAGCCTTTTAGATGAAAAATATTTTATAAAAGAATCTTTTGTAGACGCAGGATTTTCTAAAAAATAATCCGACATTTCTTGTCTAGTTTTTTCCCCTAACAAGGGCTCCGGAGCAGAGTCAAATTTGTCGAACATTTCTATTATCTCGCTCTCGCGCATGGTTTGACCATCTGCAAAGTCTATAGCGGGTCTTCCATCGTATGTGTTAATTTGAAAAAATCTTTGTTTTGGTTCCTTTTTAATTTGCATGGAAGTATTTGGCCTAAATCTTTTTTGTATGTTTTCAAAAAATTCTTGTATTCTATCTAAATCCAAAAATTCTTGTATTCTATCTAAATAAGTACCTTCTTTCTGCGGTTGTCGGTAAGGTTCTTCAGTTCCTTCTTTTGGTTCAAAAAACTTTTTCCTGATCAATTCTCCTTCAGAAAGTTTATCCTCAGAAAGTTCAGGCAACGATGCTATGCCTTCTTCTTCTGGTCTTAGTTGTGGTCGGATAGAACTTTTAAGACCCGGAAAAGAAGGGCTAATCGGCGCGGACCTTCCATCTGGTCTTAGTTTTGGTCGCGGTGAAGGCTCCTCATATGCCGCCATTATAACGCCCCCCGCTTCAGGGCTGTCTAAATATGATTGCATTTCAACGGGATTATTTAAATCGTAACCCTGCAAAGCTGCGGACACTTTTATAGGATATTGCACAGCTTCTTGATCCAAAGGATTTTTTACAGGGTCTTCTTTAAAAGATTGATAATTACCCACTCCCGCATTGTATTTCTGCAAAGCTTGTTTAACGTCCCCACCGGAGTCTTCTAACATTGCTTTTAAATATTTCGTTCCAAACTCTACGTTTACTTCAGGGTCAAATAACAAAGACCGCGCATTTTCTAAATTTCTTTCTCCTTTAAATCCTATTAATCTTTCGGCTATATCAAAGACGTTTTCAGTACCATACTGCTTATATCCGGGTTGTGCCGCAGTTGACGGAAGAATTTGCATTAATCCTATTGCACCGTCTTCGCTTACTGCCATAGGATCATTGTTACTTTCAACCTGCTGAACAGCCCTTCTTAAAAGTTCAAAGTTGGGTGCGCCGCCATTACTCATATAAACAGGTCCGCCATTCGCGAACTGTTGATAAGCGCCAATGCCCCGCGGTCCGCGAGTCATGTTTCGGGCTATATAGTTTAAGGTTCCTATTCCTTTATTCATGGAGCTAAATATCTTCCCGCTATTGTGTCTCTAAGTATTTGAGCATCAGTAAGTCCAAGTTCTTCCGAAGGACTCTGAGAGAGAGTTGGTGAACCTAGATTTTCAGGCCGCAATTGAGGGCGTTGAGTAGCCCTAGTTAAAGGCACATTTAATCCCATAGTGGGAACTGCACGGCTGAAACGAGTGGGGG